CGATATTGCAAACGACGTCGCATTCGCGCAATCCCGTCGGTCCCACCGCACCCGGATCGGGGTTGCCGTTCGGCGCGTGTCCTGCGTTAATGAGTACTTTCATTTTTATCATCCTTTCTTCTGTTCCTGCGGCTGGCATTCCCAAAGCGGGCGCTCCATCCGCTTGCGTTCGTCGTTATAAAAACCCTAGTAACCGACAAGCTCATGCCACTCCTCGCGTGTCATCTCTCCTCGCCCCCTTTCTCACCATTTCGCTCTCCCTTCTCAAGTTTCAGCTGTTCCAATTTATCCCTTAGCTTTTGCGGGATAGGAACGCCTGCATTCGCGGCGTTTTCAAGGATGCTCAGGCCTTCGTTGCCGATGAAAAACCAGATAACAAACGCACGCGCTGCATCGCCGTCCATCAAGCTGGACATCCAATGCGCCATAGCGACGATGGAGAGGATCAGAACCTTTTTGCAAATCCCCTTGAAGCCGCGCTTGCTACTCGGTCCGTCGAGATTCGGATTGACTTGTGCGGCGATCAATCCACTTACATAGTCAATCCCCATGAGGATAAGCAGCGCTTCTAGCAGCTTGTCCCAGCCGCAGAGATACGTCACTACTCCCCCGATAATCGCCGCCATAGACCCCGTTTCCACCTCCGTACTCGTCGGCACACAGCCGACCAGCCAAGCCCAGATTTCTCTCACCAACCTCGACATAAAGCTCCATATCTCTTGCATACCCACCACTTCCTTCCAAGCATAACAAAAGCCGCCAGAGAGCGGCTTCACAGGATAAACGCCTGTTTATTTCGCTTGCGCTTTTTCAGCTTCCAAACCAAAAAATCTTCCTCAATCTCCACCGCAGGGGCATCTCTTGCAGCACGCTGCCCTGTCTCTAGCGGCTCAATCTCCACCCCCGGGGCATCCCTTGCAGCACGCTGCCCCGTCTCTAGCGGCTCAATCTCCACCGCAGGGGCATCTCTTGCGGCACGCTGCCCTGTCTCTAGCGGCTCAATCTCCACACCCGGGGCGTCTCTTGCGGCACGCTGTCCCGTCTCCAGCGGCTCGATTTCTGCTGCTAAGTATTTCATGCGATCACTCGATTCTCAGCAGCACGGCGCCGCCGGGGAATGTGCCGGTTCTCGCATCCTGCGGAATGACGCAATGATACTTTGCGTGTTCCGTGACAAGCGTATCGCCATGCAGCAAATTTGCCGGGGATGAGCTGATATATCTGACCGTCTTAACCCCATCCAGCTTCCCCCTGTAGCCCTCTTCATTCGAGCCGTAATATATGGGAGACACCATATATTTTTTTGCAAGGTTCGGATCGATCGCAGGCAATAGGGAGTAGGTATAGAGCGCATAGGCTTCGTCTTTGCTTCCCATGTCATCCGGGCAATCCGTAATGATTACGCCGCTTTGATCGGCAGAGGAAGCATACAAGATGCCGCGCGACTGAGATTCTGTCAAAAAACGTGTATCCGGCTCGCCGAAATAGAAAACAACGGGACCGTATATGGAACTTGATTTTGGATACTCTAACGATAGGATAATTTTCCCCGCATCCGCATATACGTAGTAATCGAGCGTCGTTTCTTTATTGAGTGCCTGTCCGCTCCCATAAATACACAGCGAACGCCACGCCCTTGCAGGCTTTGCGAATGTGCCGGATTCACCGCTTCCGCCGGGTGTATAGGCTGTCTGTAAACGATACGACATGGAACTGCCATCCGTCGTTGTCACAGAGTTATTGCCGGACACGTCCGTTTCTCGAAGATGCAAGATCAAGTCGCGATCTCCCGTCACGCCTTTGGAATGGAGCACGACATAATCCGTTTCCGGCTTGGACGAGATGTCTTTCCAGCCTTTTTCTTTCAGCTTGTCGATGATGAGCGAATAGATTTCTTTCTTTTTGCACGTTCCCTTAGAAAAAATGTATTCTTGCGCCATGATGTTTATGCCTCCTACTTCATCTTGATCGTTACGGATAAACCGTCGTCATTTTCCATCAGTCCCATGCGCAGCACGTCGCCTTCTTTGACGGCAATGTTCTGCACCAAGGTCGTAAACGTCTTGTACCGCGCCATTGACGGCAGGACGATTCTGCCGCCGATCGGCTCCCAGACTCTTGCACCTGCGGCAAAAGAGGCGGCGTCCATTTTCACGAGCGGCAGGACGATTTCAGCGGCGACAGGCTCTGCCATAAGCACGGCGACGGACTGAATCACGCCTTGATACGGATAGACTACGTTGATGTCGCTGCCTCTGAAAACGACGGCGTGTTCCGTGCTGCTGCCACCGCCTTCGCCTGTGCCGAAGCGTTTCAAGACCCAAGATGCCGTACCGTCCGCAAAGGTGTCTCCTTCGCCGTAGCCGACCGGATCGACGCTTGCGGACGTGCCTGCTTTCTCGCAGATCCAAAAGCCCCAGCTCGGGCATGTCGAGGTTCGCACGACGTCTTTCTTCTTGTACGCTTTCCCCGCCTGCCACAGTTCGAAATGCGCCCGACTTTCCGCGTGTTTTCTTGGCAGGGCGTTTTTGTCTATCGCTTGGAGTGCATCGTTGAACTGCCGTGTCAGAAGCGGCTTGGCGCCGTCGATCAGCGGGATTTCAAGTTTTGCTGTCGTCATGGCATCCCTCTCCTCTCTTTGATCGTTTCACCGTCCCATGCGTAGCTTTGCACCTCGCCGCCTGCTGCTGCCGGCACATAGTACGAATTGAAGGTGTAGCCTTTTTTCATCGTATAGGCGATAAGTTTCGCTTTGCCGCTCACGCAGAGAATCTCGCCCGTAAGCCGATAGCTTTTGCCGTCGTGTCCGAAGATCGCGCCATCTTCTGTCGGCGGCGCTTCTTCGCCGAGTGCAAAGAGCGGCAAGTCTTTATATATGACCTGCTTCGCTGTCGCCATCTTGCCGTCGGGCATGACGATGCGATCAACGATGCCCCACGCTTGCAGCCGTTCACGCGCTTCGTCTTCGGATGCAACGACATCGACGAGTACGGGAATCGTTCGACGGAATGTGCGCTCGTGCGCTTGATAGGAGAGCAGACCGTCACGCCTTGCGAAAAGTTCTAAGCGCACCATGTCGGAAAGATTCCGAAAGTCCAGACAGTGCCGTTCCCAGCCCAGTGTAATCGGCGATTGGGGAAAGGCGTATTCTCTGACTTCATCGCCGACCGTAAGCCGCACGAGGTAGTCGGTTCCTTCTGCCGCTTCAAAGGGCTGCTTCGTCCAGTATTCGAGGACGTCGTCCTGCGATACGGCGCCGAAGCTCTGGCGATTGTTTCGCGGCGCAAACGAGAGGCGGACATCTCCAGCAAGCTCCTTGACCTTAACCTGCTCTTCGACCATGTGAGCGCCGATGCGAAACCTGCCGGGTACGACAGGCAGCAGAGAGCGCCGCCTCGTCGTGAGCGACTGCACCTTCGTGTGATCGAAGTCTTCTTTATGCTTGACGGTCGCCGTTGTGATGTTGTATTCTTCCGTGACCGCTTCGCCCGCCGCGCAGACGGGGCCGCCCGTCGTGACCTGCGCATAGTTGCCGCTGCGGATGAAAAAGACGTGCGCCTCTGCGGTATGCTTTTTCGGCACGGTATCGAAGACGCCGCGCAGGACGCCCTTGACGTACCAATGCCCATTCGCCAGTTCGATGAGCGTACTGTACGCCATGATTTCATCGTCCACGATGAGCAGGCGATTCCCTTTGCGTGCGGCTGCGATGTCAACGGTGCCGCTCTCAAGCTCCTCTACGCCGCCGAGGTTGACGATCTCAAAGCCCAAGATGTCTTCGACGTCGCTGAACGCTTCGATGTCGTAGGAGAGCCGTCCCGTCGGCGTCCACTTGCTCATGCTGTATGTGCTGACGAATGGCTTGCCGTGTTCTTGTCGCCAGACCGTCCATAGATCCGTCTTTTCGTCGGGACGCGCGGCAAAGGCTGCGACGTAGGTATCGCGGTCGTTGACGATCTCATAGGGCAGTTCGAGATACTTCATGATCTGCACGCCTGCCGGATACTTGTCCTCGGGTTTCCACTCCGTCGAATCCGAGAAGGAGAAGTCTGTTTTCGCCAGTCCGAAGACGTCCTCGATGGTTTCGAGCTGCACGCGCCCTTCGAGGAAGCTGCCGAGATCGACGCTCGTCACGCGCAGGAGCATGTGGCGAATGCCGTACGGCGGCCAGTCGAGAACGACGATGTCGCCGATGCGAACGCCGGATAGTTCACGGTTTCCCTCGATGCTGACCGTTGCCAGCGGATAGCCCTGCGAATGCAGTTCACGCTCTGCCGCCCATTTGGCGTTGCCCGGTGTCGTGAAAAAGGTATAGTCGTATGTCTTTACCGTCTGTACGCCGTGATGAATCTCGATGTTGGCGGGATCCCGCGCCGGAATTGTCCCGGCTTCATACTGATTGGCGCGGTCGATGAACGACACGGACACTTCCGAGATGGTTTCCGACCAGTCGAGGCGGGAGATGTCCGCTTTGCTGCAGTTCGAGGGATTGAGCCGCAGGCATTCCTCAATCTTGTAATCATCGCGAATCAGACGGAAGGTGAGTTTTCCCGTCGCCGGATGCGAGAAGCGCACGGCGTTGATATGCTCACAGATCTTATCAATGAGCGCCTGCGCCTTGCTTTTGGACGTAAGCTGCACGGATAAGCCGATGCCCTCTTTCTTGAGCGTTTCACCCATTTTGACGAGGGATTCACGGTCAACGACGTCGGGATTTTCCGCAACGCCCCAATCGGTATTGGTGATGAGCGCGTAGAGGATTTCTGCCGGATTCGCATCTTCGCCGATCTGCCCTAAGCCTAAGGCGTTCGGGCAGTTCTGCAGCTCAATCCATGTTTCGGGGATCGTCGCGCGCTTGCCGATGTAAGCGGTCGGCACGACGGCGGAAACGTACGGCGCATAGCCGGGCGTAAGACCGCGAAGCTCCTTCTGCACGCTTTCACGCCGCATCTCTTTTGCCATCCACGGATGCGGCATCTGCTCCTCGCCGCCCAGATAAACGGCAAAGTCGCCGATGAAGCCGCCGCCTTCGTCCACGCCGCCGAAAAGCTCGGGTTTGTCGATGGAAAGCGTATGCACCGCGCCTTTCATCTCCGACCGCTTCAAGTCCCCTTCCCAGACTTTCTTCTGCCCCATGTAAATGGCGCGAAGCCGCATCTCCTCTCCCGACCATGCGATGAGGAATTGATAGCCGAGGTAATACTTGAACCCCTTCTGCACCGTCGTCTTGAGGTTGCGCCCGTTGATGAGCCAGTTCAAGAGCCATAGAAAGAGCGAATTAAGCAAAGGACCGATGCGGTCGTCCTTCGTCCTGCCCTTCGTTTTCGATTGTACGTCATTCACATAACCTCCGGCGCCACCCTTGACAACGCCGCCGCTGATCTGACTGCCCTCACCCTCGGAATGCCCCGTCCATAGCATCCCGATGTATTGAGCGATCAGCGACAGGACGAGCGGCCATGCGCTGAAGTTCGCGTGCGCTGCATACGTCTCCGTATAGGCGCGAAAAGAAAAATCTCCGAAGTACGAAACAATCGGAGATTTGACGAGGCAACGCCCGAGGACGACGGGAATCGGGCTGCCGATCTTCGTCTGATTGGCAGACACATTGAGGTTTTCGGGCTTGCCCGCCTCTTCGGCGCTGTTCGAGCCTTTGTTAAGGAAACGCTGATAAAATGAAGTTGCCCAGATTTGCACAGATGTGCTGTTCCTATCTAGGAAACAAAGCGCAGGCGTAGCGGTGCTACGTCAAGGATTTGTTGACGACGAGAGGACAGTGCAGACGTGTGAAGATGGGCGGCTGAATTTATCCGTGGTTCCTTATCTTCAAGGTCAAGAATCGTGCGGCGGCTGATCCACTTGAACATCTGCCAAAGCATCCAAGGCTCATAGCACGGCTTCCCAAGATTCTTCGTACCCATGAAAAGCGACATCGTGAGAAGCGCGGCAAAGACGTATCTGCCAAAGACAAGCGCGACCGCCTCGCGCACCTCTTTTTTCGGCACAGCGACAAGAGCATCCGCATCCTCATGGATACTGCGCGGATAAACACCGTCGGCAAGCAGCCGACGCACCTCGGCAAGCAGCCATTGGCGCAGCTCTTCCACCGCGCGATTTTCCTGCGTTTCCGGCTTGCCCTGCGGCTCATTCGGAATGGGCGCGTCGCTTTCGGACACTCGACGCGCCGCAAGCCAATCCTGCAAGCGTGTGAACAAGATATGAAAAGTTTCCGTCAGATATTTTTCTACCTCTCCCCAAAGAAGGTCGATGCTCCACGCCTTGCGTGCGCTCAACTCGCGTGAAGCGACGAGGAACGCCGACGCATAAGAAGCCGCATCAAAGAAATAGACGAAAGCGTGGCTTTCCAGCACATCGACCGCCACAGCGAGCGACTGCCACGATCTCGCAATTCTCGTCGTTTCGCGGCCGTCCGCATGGACTGTCGTGAGCACCCCCGTGCGCACATTCCACCGCCAAGACACGGCGTCAGCGGGCAGATCCCAAGCCGTCGGCACATCCGCGCCCCACAGGATGCCGAGCGACGACAGGAGGCTGACCGTCGCCTCGTCGCCATAGATCGTGCGATCTTGATCTATGCCGAGCGTTCCCAACGGCTTCAGCCGCACGCTCGTCAACGGCTGCGGCGCTCTGCCGAGGCTCTTGCTCATGCCGCAGAAACCGCCTGTAGATTTCAGCCGCGCACATGTCGGCATCGCCATCGCCCCTTTCTTCTTCGACGGATAAAATATTCTCGCAACAGTAAAATTCCTCTTGAACTATATGCGCATAGTGCATATAATATAAGTAAAGGAGTGAACACGATGAGATTCAAGGAACTTGAACGAATCATCAAAAAAGACGGTTGGTATCTTGACAGTTCCAACGGTTCTCATATGCACTACAAACATCGAGAGAAAAAAGGGAAAGTCACGATACCCAAGCATCCCGGCGACCTCGATCCGAAAACTGTCAAATCTGTCTTGCAAATGACGGTTTTGCGATAACAGCCCGTTTTGATCTGAAAGGAGGCTTTTATATGAATTTGGTATACCCTGCCATATTTTATCCGTGTGAGGTGAATCCGGGCTTTACCGTCGTTGTTCCCGATTTACCCGGCTGCATCAGTGAGGGATGCTCCCTTTCCGATGCCATCGCTATGGGCGAGAATGCCGCCTCGGGCTGGATTCTCGGCGAGCTTGAGGACGGCAACGAAGTGCCGCCGGCAAGCAGCATCGCGGACATCCACCCCGACCCCGAGATCGGCGAGGGCTTCGTCAGTCTGCTCTCGCTCGACATGGACGCATACGCCGCGAAATACGGCAGCAAATCCGTCCGCAAGAATCTCACGATCCCCGCATGGCTCAACACCTTTGCCGAAGCCGAACAGCTCAACGTATCCAAAGTCCTGCAGGACGCGCTCACCGCGCTCTATGAGAAGAAAACCGCTGTCTGAGCGCCGCGCAGCATATCCCAAGCGATATGCTGCTTTTCTTTTGCCCTGTTACTGCTGCATACTGAATCCGTCCATGCCGTACAGCCCGCGCCGCCTTGTATACGGGACCACTTGATGCAGCATCCCGGACTTTGGGTAGCTGATTTCGTAGAGCTGCCCCGGCGCGACGTTTCGCATGGAGATGAAGTACACGCCGGGCACATACCCAAGCGGCGAGAAGTTTCGCAGTCCGTCCGGATCGCGCAGCGCGTAGGCGACGAGGTTCATGTTCATCGTGATGCAGTTCAGCGTGTTGACGTTGCAGCCCGTATCCGTCGTGCCTCTGCTCTGTAAAAGGGAATAGTCGGGAATGTACGCATTCCAACTCTTATTTTCATCTGCCAGCACATCCTTCGTCTTGACGGGCAAGGCGAGCTGCTTGCCCGTGTAAGCACAGGCGATATCTGCAGCGTCGTTTTTTCCCGCACTCGCCCAAAGCACGGACGGGCTGCGCAAAGGAGCCGCGTCGATGTCGGCACGCAGAAACGTCGCCGCGCATATCGTCATGGAAAAGAGCGGCACGCTCTCCGCCTCAATCGCCGTAGCTTCAAACGTCGTCGACGACGTAAACATGTTGTAGCTGTTGCGGCTGCCGGAGAAAATCAAGCCGCCGTCCCAGTCGCCGATCTTTTCCAACGCGCCGAGCGCCAAGTGCTGAAATACGCCTGCCGTCTCCACGCTCACGATGAGCATGGGCGCAGGCTCCAAGATCGAGTTGCAATACAGCGTATGCTCTCCTTGCGGCTTTATGGGGATGCCTACGCCGATCACCTCTTGATTAGCGACGAGAACAGGCGCGTTCGGCTGATCGTACCAATAGCCCGACGGCGGGTTATTCGTATGCGCCGTACACGCGACAAGTCCGATGCCGTGCGCGTTCTGCTCATTTTTCTGCGAGGGGAAAATCTTCTTGCCGCCTGCCGAACGGAAAACGCCGAACACTTTGCTGTCGGGGCTTTTCAGCGCGAGTTTCACGCCGTCGGAAGTCCCCGTGCCGTCAATCGACACATCTACGATGCAATTTTGCAGCACCGTCCAGCCTTGCGCCGCTGCAAATTCGCCGACCTTCTGCAAGATGGCGACGGCGTCCGTCAGCCCCGTATATTTTTGATACGACATCCCTACTCCTCCAATCTCAGCAGCATATACCTGCTCTTTGTCTGCGCATAATCCTTTCGCTCCTCTTCCATGAGCTTTTCCACATCCTCTTCGTAGACGATTCCGGCGCGTCCCTTGATATGGAATTTCCTGCCCGTCCAGCCATTGGGAAGGACGATCTGCAGCTTGCCATTGATACGCGTCTCCCCCTCTTTTCCTGCCGGATGCGACGGGAACGATATGTACGGAATGCACCCTAATATGCCGCTTTGCTCTTTGCCTGCGGCAAGAAGTTCTATCGGTTCGAGCTTCCATGTTCCGCCCTTATCGTAGAGATGGCTGAAATCCTGCACGTCGCTCTCCGTAGGACGTATGCGATACAAAATATGCTGCGGTCTTTCCGGCGGCTTTCGCACGAAATGATACAGCGGAACAGGTCCCGCGCAGACAAAATGCGGCACAACATCCAGACCCTGCACATAATTTGCCGCGCCGCGCCACCTGCCATCGCTCAGGCAGATCATCACCTGCGTCGGGATGCCGTCCTTATCTTCTGCAGCGCCCGCAAACGGCGCGAGACCATGTACGACGCTCCACTCCTCAGGGCGATAGTCAAGCTGCATACCGACGACAGGCGTCGGCGTCTGCTGTCCGGGCGAATACCACACATTGATTCCCTTTTCGACGAATCCCGACGTGCCGCCGATAACCGCAGCGGGGAAAGCGTACTCTTCATTGTCGTAGGGCAAAAACGCGCCCAAGAAGGCATGGTCCCACACACCGCTGTTGTTCATGCCGACGGAGAGCGTATGCGCATCCTTGACAAGCCAATAGTCAAAAACCAGATTTTTCGGACCCTCGAAGTTCATGCCGAAAGCAGGATAGCCGCAGCCGGGAAAGAGCGGCGGACGAAAATCCATCACCACCGGCGAACCCTCAAGACGGTATTGGATCGGCAGCAGTTCAACCTTGTCGAACTTCATGCCGCCCGGCTGCTCGTGCCAGTCGAGTGCTTCAACATACTGTTTGAATACGCCGAAGTGCAAGACCCTCGCCGAATGGGTGAAAATATCGGGTGTTCCCGTAAACGTCGCCTTGTTCACCGTACTGCCCGCCATTTCGACGGGTGCGATTTTGTTCAAGCCGTCTTTATGCCAGACAAAATACGTTGCAAGATTTTTCTCCTGCATGAACCACTCCGCATACGTCTTGCCCTTTTCTATGCGGTTCGCCATCAGCCCGAGATAGAGGACTTCGCCCTCTTTTCGTCCGCGCGCCTTGAAGATCGCACCGCGCGGCCAAGCCTCCGAGCGCATGAGCTGCCAAGCGTCGTCGCCATGAACAGCACTGTCCGTCGCCCACGCGCTGACGATGGCGATCAAGTCCTCGAAAGATGCCGCTGTGCCTCGTTTCATCCGAATCGCCATAGCATCACGCCCACTCTACCGCATGGTATTCGTCGTCGTCCCGACGAAATACGTTGTTGAAAATCTTGTACGGCTTGTCCTTGTAGAGAACCGTATCTTTTACAGCGAGATCGGCGCGGTTGCCGATCCAATAGAGACCGTCGAACTGCCCGAGGATGCCGACGGGATCGCGTTCGTAAAGGAGCATCGGAAACAGCATGTGATCTTCCATCGATGCTTCTTCCTGCGCCTTCTTGTAAACCGTCAGCGTGTCCACGGGCTTGACGTCGGTCAGCCATACCGACAGTTCCTTGCCGCCGTAACGCCATACGCCGTCGGGACGGCGCACGCATAGCGAAGAATAGCCCTCAAACAAGCGCGGCGTCGTATAGACGCTGTGTCCCGTATCTTTGTCACTCCACTTCACACCGTCGTAAGCGCTGCCGCCGACTGCCATCGGGTATGGATACTGACGCTCGACGGCTACGGGAATAAAAAAACCGAGATACGCCGCTTCATAGCGGTTCGACATCTCGACATGGATGGTCACGCGGCTCGTGTTCGCCGTCACCCAGTACATCATGCGCACATCACGCGCAAAGGTCATGCACGGCAAGGTGTCGCGGTAAATCGCGCCCGGCTGCTCGAACCATTCTAAATGCTCGTCGTAGCCGCAGAAGCCGTTCAATAGGAAATTCTCCTGTCCGCCGCCCGCGTCTTTGATCTTCATGCCGATGTAGATTTCGTCCTTACCGTCGCCGACGCCGCAGAGAATGACTTCCGTCATGTCCTCTGTGACCGCCGCAGGCCGCAGGAGCTTCCAAGCATTTCCCGCCGTGAAATTCGCATCGTCGATGAGAAACGCCGTGATGTCCTGCAGCATCTCTTTCACCGTCGTCGCCGTTTTGTTGAGTGTTGGCATGATGTGCCTCCTTTTCTATCTGAGCCTACGTCCCAGTTCGCTTCTCAGCCGCGCATTTCGCACGGTATCGCGCTCGATTTCGCTGCGGATGAACGGCTTGCCGTAGGTGTCGAAAATTCGCTTGCCATCGACGTAGTTGTTCGCCGTCAGATGAATCGGGATGCTTGCGCCAAGTTCCGTGGTGAAACGGCTCGCCGCCGAATCGAGATGCCTGCCGACCATGCCGCCTGCCGCGAACCTCGGTATGCGCACATGGATGTTCGCAAATGTGCCGTTATTGATGCGCTCCAACGTTTCACGGCCATACTTTTTGACGGCGGCGGCTTTCACGACGAATTCGCCGTTTGAGAGCCTTGACAAGATGCTGTCGCTCGTCCCTGTGCCGGGACCTTCGATATAGCCGCCTGCCGCGTGCTGCTGCACAGCCGCCGGCTTTCGTGCGACGGTTTCGCTAAAGGACGGCAGTCCGAAGATGTTATGCAGCGGACTTTTCGGAAAGGAGCGAAGCCCGTTGGCTGCATTTCCCAGCGTCGTGAGGATTCCTGTGCAAAGTCTTTGCATCTCTGTCTGAACCATTTGCGACTGTGAAGCGAACTCGCCTAAAAAGCTCTCGGTACCGCTCGTCAATCGCTGGTAGTTCGCTTCTATCCTCTGCACTTGCGCGTCTGCTCCGGCGACGCTTTCGCCGCCGTCGGGCGTCGGCTGCGCTGGGTACCACTTGTCCATTAAGTCGGCGACGATGCTTTCGGCATAGGCTTTCTGTATCGCCTGCAGCACGGTTCGCGCGAGGTCGGTCAAGGCTTCTTCTAGGGATTCTGCTTGATTTACGCCGTCCGTCAAGAAGGTGACAAGCCCATCCTCAAGCGACTGCTTCGCCGCCGAGCGCACCTTTTCCAAGACGGACGGCAGACGCTCCAAGCGTCCTAAGAGCGCCGCCGCGCGTTCGTGCGGCAAGATGTCTTCGGCAAGAATCCGCGCTTTTTCAATCTCCGCGCTCTCTTTGATGCGTGCGCGTTCGGCATCGTCCGCCGCCTTTTGAAGCCGCTCTTCGACTTCGTGGTAATACTTGCGGTAGCTCGCCCAGCCGCGATCTGCCATGTCTTCTTCGGCTCTTCTTTCCTCTCGTCTGCCCCACGATTCGACCGCCGCTTTGGCGCGTTCCTTCTGCCCCGTCGTCATGGTCGGGTCGGCGTCAATCATGCTCGTCTGCCAAGACACGTTGTCCTTGATCGCATTCTTGAAGTTCTCGACGATGGCGAGCAGGTCGCTCTTGATCTCTTTGATTTTCTCCTTCGCCTTAAGGAACCACTGATAAATTCAGCCGCCCATCTTCACACATCTACACTGTCCTCTCGTCGTCGACAAATCCTCGACGTAGCACTGCTACGCCTGCGGTTTGTCTCCTCGATAGGCACAGCGCATCTGTGCAAATCTGGGCAACTTCATTTTATCAGCGTTTCCTTAAAGGCAAGCTCCGTATTGCCCAGCGCGGACGCTTCGCGAAATTGCTCTTGCAGATCGTCAAGCTGCTTGGCGACGAAGTGAACGTTCGCCCGATCGGTCTTGTCGTAGATATAGCTTGTATAGCGTTTGGCGGCATCAGCGAGCGTATACATGTGCGCACCGATCTTGTAGACCATGTCTTCCGCATTGTCCTTGATCGTGCGCATACCGACGTCTAGATAGCGCGACGCCTGCTCGATATTGAGGTCGAGCGTGCGATGCTGCAAGAGGATGCTTTCCTGTGCTGCCGCTTCCTCATTCTTCTCCAACTCGTACTTGCGGATTCTCTCCTCGCTCTCGCGTACGAGCTGCTTTTTCTGGATGAGCGATATGTTATTTTGCGTAGCGAAAAAGGCTTTCGCCGTTTCTTCTTCCCACTGCTTCTGTGCCTGCTCGGCTTGCCGCTTCATATCCAGCTGCGCTTTGTTATGCGCGACGGGCAAGGCGTTCGCCCCGCCGCCTGCGCTTCCTGCTGCGCCGCTGATTATATCGCTGATTGAACCGCCCGAAGCGTGCCGCAAGATGTCTGCAAGTGATACGACGCCGACAATCTGCCCCGCGTTCTCCAAGGCGACTTCATCAATCGGCGTACCCGGACCGTGCCGCCCGGAAGACGTCAGAACGCGCCCGTTGCCGGCATACATCATGGCGTGCCCCGGCGCGCGCAAGGTGCCGTCGCTCCCCAAAGAGATGAGCACGTCGCCCGCCGCAAGCTCCATGCCCTCGACGTAATCATTCCAGATGCCCGCCGCTTTCGTCTTGGCGACGATGCCGATTTTCTCCGCTTCATCGTCCGAGCCGAAGCCCGATACGAGAGGATCGAGATAAGCTAAGATGGATTTGCCGTATTGCCCGAGCGTGTCGTCAAGCCCCGCGCGTTTGAGACTTTCGATGACGAACTCCGTGCATTTGAGGTCGGCATACGTCAGCCCTTCGTCTATGATCTTGCGCCCCTCAGCGGCGGCTCTCTCTCCAATCCCCGTGCGCAGAGAAGATGCGTTCGTCTGCCGCACCATCGGATCAGCGACAAGCGGCGCGGACAGGAGTTCAGCCGCACGCGCACGCTTTCCTTCGATGCGTGCCATGACGGCATCGGCATACGCTTCGGCGGCGGGTCCCGAGCCGTTGTAGCGGCGTAAAGCCTCCCAGATGTCGCCTTTGACGCTTTTCAATATCTCAAGGAAAAATTTTGCGCCGCCATAGGCATTGCGCACGAGGTCATATGGATCGCCCGCCATCGCCTGCGCTTCGTCGGATGTGAGCTGCATCAGTCCCACGCCGCCGTCAAAGGACACTTTGACATTGCCATTCTCATCCCAGTGCTGCCCGCTCGATTCCTGCTCTGCGATGGCTAGAAGCGTTTCATAGTTGAGCTGTCCTGTCTTATCGATACTCTTGAGTTCCTGCAAGGCGAGGTAGAGCGCACCTTCTTCGGGCGTAGCGCCCTGCGGTATGCCTGCCGCCTGTCCTGCGGCTTGCGCAGTCTGCGGCGCT